ATTTCGAGCAACTCAACCAGATAATTCAGTTGATGTAGCTGCTGCATTAGCACCTTACAACGCACAACAATTAGTTGGTGGAATTTTATTTGGAACAACAACTGCAACTCGTGAACAGTATATGGCGATCCCATCTGGAGCACGCGCAAGAAATATAATTTGCTCAACAGTTGGATCTTTACCGCTAGAACAATATAATCATTTTACAAATGAACACATAAGACCAAATCGCGTAATTATGCAACCAGATCCAAGAGTTGCAGGATCAGCAATTTATGCTTGGATCGCTGAGGATCTTTTACTTTACGGCGTTGCGTATGGAATGGTAATGGATGCTTATGCTGCAACAGATGCTTCAAGAATTAGAGCATGGACAAGAGTCGCACCACATAGAGTTTTTGCAAGTCTTAATGGTGATTCCACACTGATCGAGTATTACACAGTAGATGGCAAGCGAGTGCCACCATTTGGTATTGGATCTTTAATTGTATTTAATGGATTAGATGAAGGAATATTAAATCGCGCAGGTCGCACAATTAAAGCTGCTGCTGAATTAGAAAAAGCTGCTGAAATGTATGCTAAAGAACCAATGCCACAAATGGTTCTTAAATCAAATGGCACAAATTTAACTCCAGAAAGAATTACAAGACTTTTAGAGTCATGGAGAGTTTCAAGAACAACAAGATCAACTGCATTCTTAAATGCTGATGTTGAATTGCAAGCATTAGGTTTTGATCCTGCCAAACTTCAACTCAATGAAGCTCGTCAATACTTAGCTTTGGAAATTAGCAGAGCATCCGGTATTCCAGCATCATTTGTATCTGCTGAAACTACTTCAATGACATACAGCAACATGACAGCCGAAAGAAAAGCGTTAATTGACTTTTCATTACGACCAATCTTGACAGCGATTGAGCAACGCCTATCTGCCGCGGATTTCTGCCCCAACGGCATAGAAACGCGTTTCGACATCGATGACTTTTTGCGTGGTTCTGCATTAGAGCGTGCGCAAGTTTATGAAATCTTAAACCGCATCGGCGCGATGAGTGTTGAGCAAATCCAAGAGGAGGAGGATCTAATTCGATGAAAATTAGTTATCCAATAGAAATAACCGCAGCTGATACCAATAAGCGCACAATCTCAGGAAAAATCGTTACATGGGATGAGCAAGGATCAACAAGTGCAGGATTAACTGTGTTTGAAAAAGATTCAATCGATTTTTCTAAGCCAGTTAAATTATTGCTTGAGCATGAGCGAACCAAACCTCTAGGAAAATTAATTGACATAACTGCAACAGATACAGGATTAGAGGCGACCTTCCGTCTGGCAAAAACTTTTTCTGCGGATGATGCGCTCGAGGAAGCAGCAACTGGATTACGCGACGGCTTTAGTGTGGGTGTAAAAATTAATGAATGGAAAAATGAGGAAGGCGTGCTAAGAATTAAATCAAGCACACTTCAAGAGGTTTCACTAGTAACCGAGCCAGCAATTGACAGCGCAAGAGTTGCTGAGGTTGCAGCAAGTGAAACACCAGAGAATTCCGAAGCAACCGCTGAGGAAACAACAACACAGGAGGACAAAGTGTCAGAGATTACATCTGAAGCTCCTATCGCGACCGAAGCGGTAGAAGCGGCACAAGCTCCAGTTGTAACAGCTAACTACATGGCTTACACAAAGCCACGCGTAGATACAAATGTTACAGCAGGACAATATGCAGCAGCACAGATTCGTGCAATTCAAGGCGATAACGATGCACGCGATTTACTTGCAGCATTAGCAATTGGAACAGTTTCAGAAAACACAGGAATGATTCCACCAAATTATTTACGCGATGTTATTGGCGTAATTGATTCATCAAGACCATTTATCGATAGCATCGAGCGCGCACCGCTTCCAAATTCTGGGCTTAAAATATTTACTCCAGTGCTTGGAAATCAGGCAATCGTAGGATTAACTGCTGAGGGTGTTGAATACGCATCTCAAGATACAGCTGTTACTTTCCAAGAGGATAATATTGTCAAATTTGCAGGGGCAAATGTTTTTAACCAAGAGGTGTTGGATAGATCAGACCCAAGTATGCTTGACCTGCTCATTCGTGAGTTGGCCGCATCTTACGCACAAAAAACTGATGCTTATGCAGCTAAGATCGCATCAGAAGCAGCAGCAGGATCATCAGGATCAACAATTTACACAGCAATCGCTGATGGAATTGCAGATGCTTACAATGTAATGCGCTTTACACCAAATCGCTTGATGGTCGCTCCATCAGGTGGCGAGGATGGCATCGACTTTGCTGGATTACTTGGCGCAGTTGCAGATGGTCGTCCACTATTCGCAGCAGCAGCACCACAAAATGCTGCTGGTCTAATTTCTCAGGGCAGTACAAATGGTACAGTTGCTGGATTAGATTTAATTGTAGATCCTAACTACACAGGTGATAATGCAAATGTTAAGCACGCATTAATTTACCCATCACAAGCTATGAGATTCCATGAGTCTGGAACATTTGAGATTCGTGCCAATATCGTTGCTAACGGCCGTATTGAAATCGGTCTATATGGTTATGTTGCAGTAGTTAATCGCTATCCAGCAGCATTCCGTAAACTGTCAGTAGCTTAATTTAACTGAGTGCCTGTGGTTGCTCCCGATCACAGGCATCCTTTAATGGGAGTAAGGAGATGACATGCCAAGCATAATTACAGCCACCGAGTTGAGATCTGTGCTTGGTGTGTCGTCTGCTTTATACAATGATACTTATCTGAATGGCATAATAGATACAGCTGAAAACACAATTTTGCCAATGTTGGTTACATTCAAAAGCCCAATTCAAAAAGTGTCGCTGACTGATAATGTCGCCACTTTTACTACACTAGGAATTCATGAATTCACAGCAGGACAATCAGTTGTCATCACAGGATGCGGAACTCCATTCAATGGAACAAGAACAATACTTGACTCAGATCTTGGCGCATATACCTTCCAAGCTGCAATCACAAATGCCGATGTCGTCGAAGCAAATGTTATTCCATCTGGAGTCGCGACTTTATCTGGAGCATCAACTTATGTTGGAAACGAATCTGTTCGATCAGCAGTTTTCGTTGTTTCCGTTGAAGTCTTTCAATCAAGAGTCGCAGCCGGCGGACAAATCGAAGGAGTAGATTTTACAGCATCACCTTATAGAATGGGTAGATCATTATTTAATCGTTGTGTAGGTTTATTAGGTGCTTATTTAGATGTCGAAAGCATGGCTCAATAAATGCCAGCATCAACAATTCTTTCAGCTGTTAGACAACCACTTGCCACAGCTTTAGCCGGTGTTGCAGGAAATGTTTATGCTTTTGTGCCAGAAACAGTTATCCCGCCAGCAGTTGTCTGCGTTCCGCAATCGCCATACCTTGAAATTGAAACAATTGGCAAATCAGTAATTCGCTGTCGTGTAAATATGACAATCACAGCAGCAGTTGCCTATAACAGCAATCCTGCATCTTTGGATAATTTAGAGCAACTTATTATGAGCATTCTGGCAGTTATTCCTAACGGATATGTTGTCGGATCGGTCGATAGACCAACAGTTACACAAGTCGGAGCATCAAATTTATTGATCTCTGATATAACAGTATCAACCTATTATCAACAAACAACATAAGGAGCGAAAATGCCTACCACCGTTATAACAGGTCGGGATGTTACCTTCACAATCGGCGGTAACAATTTCGATGCACAAGCTACAAGCGCAACACTTACTGGCGAAATGGATCGTCAGACCTATCAGACACTAGACGGAAAAGTCTTTAAAGTAACTGATAACAACTTTACATTTGATGTTGAAATGTTAGCCGACTGGGGCGCAACTGGATCTCTATGTGAAATCCTATGGGGCGTTGCCGAGTCAGCACCAGATACAGGAATTAACACAGTTATGACAACCGCATCAGGAGCAGTCTTTACTTTTCAAGTATTACCAGTATGGCCATCAGCCGGTGGAACTGCACCAGATGCACAAACAGTTTCTCTTTCATTCCAAGTAATTGGCGTGCCAGCAGAGTCATTTAGTTAAAAAATAAAACGGGAGCAAACAAATGAAACTAGCAATTACAATTACATATAACTCAGGCGAGGAAGCAACTTACACAGCCCAACCGCCTGAGTGGGCTAAGTGGGAGCAGAAAACAGGAAATATCATTAGTCAAGCATCTGAAAAGATGGGCGTTAATGATTTAATGTTTTTGGCTTATCACGCACATAAGCGAGAAGCAGCTGGTAAGGCTGTCAAACCTTATGAAGCATGGATGGAAACTGTTGCCGATATTCAAGTCGGTGATGTGAACCCAAAAGCCATCCAGTAGGAAGTCTTAGTCGCTTATTGGTGCAGTTGGCAATAGCCACTCAAATTCCAGTAAGCGAATGGACTAACGCAGACGACATATTAACAGCGATTGAGATATTGGAAGGTGATAACAAATGACTACACCTTCGATAGCCTATGATAAAAAAGAATTAAACAGCATCGTTAAAGTATTACGCCAAATGGATGAAACTGCACAAAAAGAAATGAAAATTGCAGTTGGAGAAATCGCGAATGATGAGTTATCTGAAATCCGTAGGGCTGCTGCTGCCAGACCAAATAAGGTCGCTCAGAAAATTGCCGATGGCGGATCTGTTAAAAAATCATCTTTACTTGGTGAGATTAGATTTGGTTTAGCAAGTCAAAAACTAAGTGGTGGTGCAACCACTCAATTTAGCT